GGTATAACCAGCTCGGTTATACCGGGGAGACCCACCTGACTTTTAGGTGTAGACGGTCAGGACGTCCAGCACGTTCTAAATGTCTAGCATCTTCAAAGGGTGTGTCCCCTTGCTTAGCCAAACATTTGAGCAAGGCACCAATACCATCTAGCTTGCTAGATGGATTCTTGGCTACTACCACAGCTGCCCTGACCAAGGGTATCTGTAGGTTCGGACACATTCTCTCGACGGTGTAAGTTCCGTCGGGAGTGTGTCTGCCAAGCCCCTGAGAATCAGGAAGTACATCAGGAAGAGGAATGAACCTCTTAAGATGTCCTGCCAAATGCTCTGCGGTTTCCCAAAGACAAGCAGCGTCAAGCTGGTTGCAAAGAGAGACAGCAGAAACAATCTCAGGAACATGCTTTCGTAGGGTAGGTAGCACGCGTCGGGCCTTGACAATAGATACGTCATGACCGTCATAGTACTCCTTACCGCAAGACTCTCTGAACTTCCCAGTCCAGAAAGACTTGCTTTCGTTAACTACAAGACCAAAATCTTGTAGAGTGGAAACTACGGAGCGCACGTAGTCTGTGGGGACAACAATATCATCCCCAAAGACGCGCACCTTCCCATAAAAATCAGGAAGATCTTTATGGGTCAATGGTCGGCATAGCTCTCTTTCAATCCCTAAGAAGATCAAAGTCGTAAAGACAATGGCTTCGAAAGGAAAGCAGAGAGCTGATCCCATAGACGCGAACTTGGACAGACGAATTACGCCATGTCCAGGCACATCAGCCTTCCGTGAGCGAGTCGCATCCACAGCCTTGGCGAACCAATGCCATGGCGCGATTAGCGCACGTACATGCTGATTCGAGACACGGTCAGAAGCCTCACTAAGATCTAGTGTTGCAACTGATCCCGTTAGGGAACCTAATCTAGCAAGATCCCGATTGGTTTCTTGTTCAATTAGGCCTACGAAATGATTCGCTTGGTCATCGCGAAGAATTTCGTCCCGGAGTCGTAACCAAATCGCTTGCTGCATATATTGCATGCAGGTCGGTTCAATGGCTATGATTCTGGGTGTCTTGAGCGTTTTAGGCACTGTTATGACCCTAACAGGTCTCTCAGTACCGGGAGCCAGGTACTCAAATGCACGTTCGGCTGCATGCCGAAAGTTGGGGAGGGCAAAGAGATTGCTCTCAAAGACACCTTCCAACCGTTCAGTCCACTCCGTCTGGTTAAACTTCAAGTTCCCTCGAAGTTTATCAGCCGTAGCGCCTGGACCGTGCTTCGGGAAGAGGTCGTTCTCGTAGACAGCGATGTCTACACGCGAGAAGACATTCCCAAAGATGAGCCACCCGATCCTCTGAAAATCCTGCAGGGTTGCAGGAAATACGGGATCGATGGTGTCTCGTTGTTTGAGCTCCTGTTCGACCCTTACGTACTTCTCAATTGCTGCTTTGTCCCTTGCATCACTGCAAGGTAGATCCACTTTGCTAAACAGGTACGAGATCTGTCTAACAGCCTGGATCGCATCAATTGATGGTTTCGTAAGGAGCCGTCCATTAGTGACGTCGAAGATCAGTCCGGTGAAACCCGACAACAAAGTCGGGAGACGCCCTCTTTTTCGGTAACCCTGAAAAAGAGATGAGGACACCTCACCTTGGTCTAGACCTTTTTCGAGGTCCTTTCCAAACTGAGGTAGGGTAATCGTCAAGAACGAAAACCCCTCGTCTTCGACACGACTCGCGATGTATTTATAGTCGCGAGTGGTGCTAGTGCCACACCGCCTGCCCAGTTCTTGAAGCAGGCATTGCAGAAGTAGCAACTGGCTTTTCATCTTGCGCCTCCTTTAAAAGGAAGTTAGCAGGATCCATCGCCATAGCTACAGACCCATCCATCTTGATGCGGCGGTCCCCGAAGGGACCGCCGCCGAAGATGTCGGCTACCTGATGCTAATCAGGCTTCGCCACCAAGAAGCTTGGTGACCTTGGCGCCGGAAGATGCATCGAGATAGTCTACAAGACCATCAATGATGTACTTCATGTCGGTCGTCGTGTATCCCGCAATGGGGTGATCCACAGTGAGCTGAACGCTCATGCTGTAGGGCACATCCAAAGTGGAATCCATGATGTCCGCATCCATCTTCTTATGATCAACTCGAACTGTCCTTCGCGTACGCTTACCATAGGCGTGCGAGAAGGTCAGCTTGTGCTCACCAGTGGCTTCAGTGAAGACACCGGTATCGAGCCCACTGCCAGTTCTCGGAAGAGACTTGGCAACTGCGTTGATCGTGATGGACTCTGGGTCCGGAAAAGCCATGGACTATCTACTCCTGACTAACACTCACTGTAGACTTTACAATGAGCTGTTGGGACAAAGATAGAGTATGTCTACTCATACTTCATCCCATTGCTACCCTTAGACAAACCAAGGGCAGCAAGGATGGACCATTGCCTCCCGGTGAATCCGAGAGGGTCTAGTCCGAATCCATAAGGAGTTGCCATCCGTCGCTGCTTCACCGTAGTGGTGAAGGTTTGACGGCAGTTAACAACCTGGTTATCCCGCCTCATGCGGGCACCAGAATTGGTAACTGTGCGGGTCACCGTGCGTCTTCGCATGATGTATCCGTAAGGCATCACTAAGCCGTCGTTTGCAAAAGCAGTTTGGTTGGACACAACAGTGCCAACGTTGCTAAACCAATCGACAGCCCAAGACCAAGGAGTCAAGTTCCAGACGACGTCCGGCGTTAGCCGAGTGCCATATAGCTTGTTAGCTATAGCAGCACTTCGTGCAAACGACCCCCTAGGGGGAAGTGTGTACGTATACGCGCCTTCGAACCACGATTCTACCTTCTCGGTAGTTACCGTGGTCTTGGTTCCTTGCGAGTTCCAGAACCCCACTACCCACGCTGGCGTCGGATAAGCTGACGTTACCGTGGTTGATGTTGAACTGGTACTCGGAAATGTGTATGCTCGGTGTAGCAGCTTTCCTTCCTCCGCTTCATACTGTCGAGTGATCTCATCAGATCGCTTAACAGTATCAGCCATAGTAAGGATCTCATCAACGAGAGGGAGCCACCCAAACTGGACATTCAGGTATTCCGATCCGGCCTGCTTGGCCCGAAAGGTCCTGTCTTTCCAGGTGAGGGCTCCTACTAAAGAGGGAATTCCTTCTCTCCTTAGCTCGCCTAGAGTAACTGCTAAACCGCCTATGGGGTTAGTGGGTATGGTTGCAGAAATCGCTTGTGTTCCCATTGCATCCAGATCAAAATCTGAATGCGGGGGAACTATAGGGAAATCCGCATCAACGACAAGGCCCGTTTCAGCAAAGTATTTACCTTTGTAATTCGATGCTGAAGCGTTGCCGTCGCCGACCACTGTACGATTGTGAACATAGGGAGAACTCTCCGAATATTCACGTCGTACGACACTAAAATTTCCTCCGATATTCGCACGGGTCTTTCCAAGTTTATGGAAAGGGTGCCCGGTTGAATCCGTGAGGGAATTTGTCCCTTTGGCCCAATGCGTATAGGTCCCTTGAAGGTTACCTGCGTTTGGAGTAGACGACGCGAGACCGCGCCATCTACTAAAAACCTCGGTGTCCTCAAAGGTGTCTATACGCGACTTGGGTGGCATACTTCCGTCTCCTTATGAATTCGATCCTGTGTGTGGAATGCTTTCCCACAGACAGGCTGAATCAACAACCTTGTCGTCTCGTAGACGATTTAGGTTGAAGGGTGTGGCGCACTTAAGCACTGGGGAGCCCTTTGGGGCTC